ACTACTAAAGACAAGGAATAACAATGGCCATATTTCTACAAAATAATGTTGGCGTAAAGATCAACTCAGTCGATCTATCTGACCACATTACATCTGTATCACTTAACCAGGCTTTCGATGAATTGGAAGTAACTGCACTTGGTGATACTGCTCACAAATTTACAAAGGGTCTAGAATCAGCTACTTTGACACTAGATTTCCTAAATGATTTTGCAGCAGCAAATGTTGCAGCCACCCTACAATCAGCATACGGCACTACTGTTACAGCTGTATTGATTCCGGTAAAAGGCACAGCAGTATCTGCTACAAACCCCCTTTATACTGTTAGCGTTATCGTCAATAACCTAACACCACTAAATGGTGCGGTTGGCGACATCTCAACTCAGAGTATTACATTCACATGTAACTCTACAGTTGTACAAACCACAACAGGTACCTTCTAAGGAGCAAAATGGCAAAGCTAAAGATCACAAGGGCTAACGGAGATGTAACAGAACACAAAATCACTCCGGGGGTTGAATACGCTTTTGAAATTGCTAAAGGCATGGGAATTGCTAAAGCTCTACGCGAGAACGAAAAGCAAAGCGACATATTTTGGCTGGCTTGGGAATGCTTGCGTAGAGCCAATGTAACTGTACCCACTTTTGGAGCAGAGTTTATAGACAGTTTAGATACTGTTGAAGTATTGGATGATTCAAAAAACTAATAAGGCGCGATAGTTTTCTTTACACGATCGCTCAACTATCTGTAGAAACAGGTATCGCGCCCAAGGAATTTATAGACATGGATTCGGACATGATCCGGGCAATAATCCAAGTCTTACAGGATCGAGCAAAGGAGATTAAAAATGCCAGTCGTGGTAAGCGGCGTTAAACAACTCCAAAAGGCTATGAGAGATGTTGATCCTGCATTAAACAAAAAAATGCGGATGGAAATTAGATCCGCCATGATTCCAATTAGAAATAAGGCTAGAGGTTATATGCCAGCCAATGGCATCATGTTGTCTGGTTGGACAAAAGATTTGGGATCCGATGTGTTAAATTATCGCCCATTTCCAAAATATAGCCAGACTGTAGCTCAACAAGGAATTGTTTACCGAGAAGGTCAAAACAAAAGAAATTTATCAGGATTCAAAGCTGTATTTTATGTGGCTAATACTTCTGCTGCCGGTGCAATATATGAAACTGCTGGTCGTAAAAATCCACAAGGTCAGCCATGGGGTGGCAAGAAGTTAAAAGGATCACATGCTTATTCCAATTCAATCAATCCAAATGCCGGAAAACAATTTATCAATTCCTTGGGTGGAGAATTGGTAGGAATTGAAAAACAAAAAGGTCGGGCATTGTATAAAGCATGGGCTGAGGATCAAGGTCGCGTTTATCCTAAAGTTATTAACGCTATTGACAGAGTAGCAACAAAGTTTAATAAAGATACTCAAATCAGGAAGGCTGCATAATGGCCAATTTAGTTGTATCCGCCTTATCTACCTGGGATAATAGAGGCCTTAAAAAAGCCAAAAAAGAAATATCAGCTTTTGAGAAAAGTGTTAAAAGTTTAGGTAAAGCATTTGGTGTGGCGTTTGCTGCCAGCACAATAGTTAACTATAGTAAGAAAGCCGTTGATGCGTTTGCTAAAGATCAAGCAGCTGCTAAAGCTTTAGAAACACAATTAAAAAATACAGGTTATGCGTTTTCAGCACCAGACATTGAATACTACATAGCCAATCTACAAGCATTGACTGGTGTGCTTGATGATCAACTACGCCCAGCATTTCAAACATTACTTACAGCTAGTGGATCATTAGTTAAAAGCCAAAAGGCATTAGCGGTTGCTTTGGATGTGTCTGCGGCCACAGGTAAAAGCGTTGAAGAAGTAAGCGCAGCAATCGCAAAAGGATTTACGGGACAAACTACAGCATTGGCAAGATTAGGTGCTGGATTAGATGCAGCCACATTAAAGAGTGGCGATATGAATCAAATCCTAGATGAATTAGGAAATAAATTTTCAGGACAATCCCAAGCAAGACTTACTACATATGCCGGTAAACTTGATTTGCTTAAAGTATCTGCCGCTAACGCAAGTGAAACAATTGGTAAAGGCTTATTAGATGCTTTAAGCCAAATAGGTAAAGATAAAAATATAGCAACCCTTGGAACATCTTTAGAAAAGGTTGCAACAACTATTGCCAATGTAGTTGTAGGACTTGGGGCAATTTTAGGCAAAGTGATAAGTATTGGACAGGCAATTTTTGAAAAATTGCATTTAGACAAAGTAATTGGATTTTTATACAACAATTCTTTAATATCAAAATTAGCTTCATTTGGTGCTAGTCAAACAAATAAACCTTCATCCAATTTTACATATTCATTAGGTAGCGGTGCTGGTACTGAAATAGCCAAATTGCAAGAATTAAAAGCACGCAAGGCTTTAATTGTCCAATTAAAAGCCGAAACAGAATTAAAGAAATTAAAAGATAAATATGATTTAGAGCGCATAGGTTTAATGGCTGCGCTTAATGCCGCCACAGATGAAGAAACCAAATTACGCTTGGCTGAAAAATTAGCAATCCTTGATGGCAATGCTGCGATGGCTGCTAAATACCTAGCGGAAAGAAATGCTGAACAAGGATTAGAGGAATTAGCTGCAGCTGCAGATGATGCTAAAGCCGCATTTGATCGTTTAGCGAAATGGGATCCTTTAAGTGGATTAAAAGCAACCCCAGCCGATATTGCTGGAGTATCAGGTTTATTAGCCCTTGCAGGCGCATTAGGTGGTGGGGCAAAAGGTAAAACAATGCCTAATGATGTAACTGTATCCAATGGAGTTATAAACCCAAATTTTGCATATCCAAGTGCTACAACTAATTATGATCCATTATCAAGTTTAATAGCTTCTAGCGCGGATATTTCCAGCGCAGGAGCATTTAATCCGTTGTCAGGATTGAGGGCTGGCATGCAAGATATAACTATAAACATAGATGCCACAAACATGGTTGATTCTGCCAATATGACTAAAGTGGTTCAAGATGCGTTTTTGCAGATCAATAAGAACGGATACTCAACAGTACCTGCTGGCCAAGGGTTCTAATGCCAGTACCATCCGTTAAAGCAATAATTAACTTTTCTACCGGAGCATCTTTCGGTCAGGCGTTTATTATTGGATCTGGCATTTTAGGCACAAACATTTTGGCTGATTCAGCAGGCGTAATTGTGGATGTGTCAAATCAGGTAGATACGATTACTACCCAACGCGGCCGTAATGCCGCTGCCGATCAATTCCAATCAGGCAACCTAACCATGCGTATTGTGGATCAAAATGGTGATTTTAACCCACAAAATACTGCAAGCCCTTACTATGGTCTTTTAAGTCCAATGCGTAAGGTTCAAATAAGTGCAACCTACTTGGGAGTAACTTATCCAATCTTTTCAGGATTTATCACAGGATATAACACCACCACCCCTAAATATGTCGGTGATGTGGTTTATACAACCATTACAGCTGTAGATGCTATGCGTTTGTTAACCAATGCTTTGGTAACTACTGTTACAGGCGCAGTAGCAGGCGAGGATACAGGTGCGCGGATTAGCCGGGTATTAGACACTATTGGCTGGCCTAATTCAATGCGATCTATTGCTACAGGTCAAACCACAGTCCAGGCAGATCCAGGAACTGCTCGAAGTGCTTTAGCAGCTTGTCAGACTTTAGAAATAACCGAATATGGCGCATTTTATATTGACCCCAACGGAATAGTTACTTTTAAGAATCGCAATTACTGCACCACAAGTGCTAATGGCACACCAGTTTATTTTAATGATAATGGGACAAACATCTCTTATTTCAATGCGTTTTGGGTATTAAACGATGCCCAAGTAGTTAACCAGGCAAGCATTACAGCTACTGGTTTGGCCGCCCAAACGGCAACCAATACAGCATCTATTGCTAAATATTTTGTTCACTCATATACTCAAACTGATTTATTGATGCAGACTACAACGGAAGCTCTAAATAACGCTAGAGCTTATGTAGCTAGTCGGGCTGAAACTACTATCCGATGCGATGCAATCACCCTGGATCTATACACTAATAACTACACAACCGGCACAGTTGCCGCCTTGGATTTAGATTACTTTGATCCCATTAGCGTTACTACCACTCAACCAGCTGTCATAGGCACATCCAGTATTACTAAAAACCTTCAAGTTTTTGGAGTTCAACATCAAATTACTCCAAACTCATGGAAAACAACATTCACCACCCTAGAGCCAATTATTGACGGATTCCTGATAGGATCTGCCCTATATGGCGTTTTGGGTACAAACACACTAAGTTACTAAGGAGCAATAATGGCATCAGGATTTCCAGCAGCAACCGGTGATGTACTCACCAGTACGATGTTTAACGGTTTAATTACTTTTACAGTAGGTTCAGATCAGACAGCAGATTATACAGCTGTATTGACAGACCAATATCAAACACTTGTGCCTATGAATAAGGCAACGGCTATTGCATTTAAAATACCAACTAATGCTTCCGTAGCATTTCCAGTTGGCACAGCAATAAGTATTCTTAATAAAGGTGCTGGTACTCTTACAATAAGGGCTACAACTTCTGGCA